ACCTGTTTTAAGGTTCATTATTTCATCTTTAGTGATCCTAAAGTCTTCGTGAACACCCATTAGGTTAATTTTCTCAATAAATTCAGGTATAATAGATGTATGTGCTGACATCATCGTATATCTTGAGAATAAAACCTTATGCCCTACCTCATATGTAAGATTTAGCAAGAAAACATTGACTCCAAACGATTTTCCACTACCCCTACCTCCTGTAACAACAAAATACCTACTCTCATTCTTGAAAATAGGTATGTATTTCTCGTGTATGTCTATCTTACTCATCTTTTGGTGTTACGTCTATAATCTTCTCCTTAATCTTCTTACCTTCAACGCTATCTCCAAAGAAATTAATCACAGGTGCTTGAACTTTGTTGTTAACAGTCTCTTTATCGTCTCCATAAGCAAAATCCATAAGCAATTTCATATGATTATAGCTACCTTCTTCTGCTTTCTTAGCTAAACTCTCAAAAGCGTTTACTTCGCTCCCAAATACGTTCTTAATAGCCTTTTTAGCGTATTGTTTCTTCCTATTCTTCTTTGCAGTATTCATTGCAGGTTTATTAGACCTCTCTTTTTCTGGAATTGGTAACTTGGGAATAGATTTCTTACGACTATTCCCTTTTCTACCATCTGTTGGCTTAATCTCTTGTGAATTACTCATATTATGATAACTAAAGTGTTGTTATTTTGTTTTTTAGCTATAGTAATAATAGTTATCTTGCTGACCTCTTTCTGCATCATAATAGTTCTTAGTAATCTGTATTTCGTACTCCAATAGACCAGATAAGTAACCACATAGAAAGGTAATATCCTCATCAGATAAGTCATAAGCGTCTTCTCCTTCTAATATGTCTATTCTTAACACCTCATTGATGTCAAGGAATAAATCTATTGTAAAATCTTCTCCTTCGTAATAAATAGAAACCTCATTTGGAAGTGGGTTCGATGAAAACCCTTCTGTTGAATATTCTGGTCTGATTGATAATATCTTGTCCTTTAGTTGCTCTTTCATAATTATAGTCTTGTATAAGTTTCTTTAACAAATTCTTTAAACTCTTCCCTTCCTTGAATGTTTTTATCTTCTTGATTTGATAATGCTCTAAACAGTCTTGATCTTAACTTAAAGAAATCAATGTCTTTCTTTTCGTTGATTCTCCCAAATGCCCACATAGATAAACCTGTTAAAGCAAAAGATGCCTTTTTGAAATCCTTCTTTAAATCATAACACAAACTTGCAAGTTTATCACTAAATTCTCTATTTTTAAACTCAAGATTACCTTCTCTGAATGAAGATTTAGAAATAGAATACAAGTCCACTAAAAATCCACAAGGTAAACCATCATAAACTTCATTATATAAATTATATAAATAAGCGTAATTACTAAAATATGATTCATTACTTCTTCCGTATTTATACCAAGCATCTAAATAGTTTTCATCATTCCAAGATTTCTGTGTATTATTTAATTTAGAAATATCTTCAATTACTTGTTTTTTGTCAGTGTATGTCTTTGTGATAGCACTTACTTTATTTATAGCAGTTCCACTTGGTAGATTAACAATAGCTTTACATAAGTGTTGACCATCAATAATCACATACTTTCTTTTATCAAAAGCAGATACGTCTCCAATAACAGGGAATCTTAATATTCCACAATCAACAATACTTTTAATCATTTTCTGTACGTGCTTCCCACTTAAATCTCTATTAAACTCTAATAGATTTTTTGGTTGTAACAATTCCTTTAGTTCTGTTTTTTTAAATTCTTTAATCATTTTGATTGGTTTTTAATTATTAATATTATTTTGTTATGAGGCAAACCTACAATATTTTTTTAGTTTGACAATACTTTTTAACATTTATTTAACATTTAAACTAAAAAAGGAAGCTAATTAGCCTCCCTTAATAGTTCTATCTCTCTCTCTAAGTAGTCCTTCGCTTTAATCAGATCAAGCAATTCATCTTGCTTCTTACCTGCTCTTGCAACATACTTAATGATATTACCTCTACAGAAGTTCAAGTCGTAATCCCTTATAACATCTATAATGTCATAGTCTTTACCATTCTCGTAATGTGGTTGTGTGCCTCTCATAATTAGTTGTCTTTAATCGTAACTATTATTTTTATTACTATTATTATAAGTACTATAATTATTATTCCCATAATTTATTTATTTACGTTATAGTAGAAATGCCCTCCTAAACCAGACTCGCCTTGTATTATCTGACATTTATCTTTATTCTTCCAGCTCCAAGATTTAATCCTTAAACTAACAATCTCTCTTACTTCATCCCTTCTATCTTGCGGAACGCTATCTATAAGGATGTCTAAGCTATCTTTACCCTTGTTTAGTATGTTTGTATGTAAGTTCTGTTTAATGTCTTTAATAGCCTTCTTTTGAGTCTGCTCTATTGACAGAAACTCTTCAGCTCTATCATTAAAGTAAATATTATATCTGTTTCTAAATACTGCATAAGACTTGTAGTAAATACCTATCTTGTGTAAAGCGTGAGTTATAGATGATCGACCTTTATTAACCCCTCTTAACTTAAACCATTCTGAGATCATCCTATCATTCATAAAGTTTAAATCCTTTAGAATCTTATAGAAAAGTGTTCTTGTGATCATTATATCTGTTTCTCTTGAATCGCTATTTAACTGTATTCCTGTTAAATCTTCAAAGTCTTTTGCTAATTCGTCTGCGTTATCTTTATTGTATCCTAACATATTGTTTGTTTTAATTTAAATTATTGTTTTCTTTTATATTATCTATCTCTACCATAGCCTTAGTGAAGGTATTCATATGATGCCAATCTAAGGCTTTCTTTATACCAGCACAAGCTAAGTAGTACTCTTGTTCTTCGTAATGCTCTAAGACCTCTTCTAAGACGTATTTAGGACAACCTTCTTGTATTTCAATTATAGCATTTGTAAAGTACAATTCTATGATGTCTTTATCTTCATCGCTTAATGTTCTCATAACAATCGGTTTTAAGTGTTAGTAGTGATTTAGCTTCGTTAAACATAGACTTAGCCTCGTCTCCATATATCTCCTTGTACAGTCTATAGGTTCTACTAACTAATGAGTATTCGCTTTTAGCCTCTTGAAATAACTTCTTAGCATAAGACTTTCCATAACCCTTACAGTAGTTGATGTTATCAGCAGTATCACCGATTATCATTTGAGAATAAAAGTTATTCAATGCCTCCTCTTGACTGATCTTAACTAACTCTCTTCTCTTGTAATTGTAGTCATAGAACCAGCAAGGGAACTGTTTGTAGTCTTTGTCTAAAGACATTATAATAACTGAGTCTACACCATTCTTTTCAACCTCTTCTGCCCATAGTGTAGCTACAACATCATCTGTTTCAACACCATCTCCATAAACAGAATCGTAATGAAACTTAACTCTCTCATGTAGAGGTAATAATATCTCTGGTCTCTTCTGTGTTCTATTAAGTTTATAGGTAGGGGATATGTCTTTCCTAAAGTTATTCTTAGAACCATTACAGAAAACAATCTCGTCAACAGGAACTAAATCCTCTAAGAAAGCTAATAGCTTACCGAAGTTATTATTGAACTTATCAAAAGCAACATTAATATCTGTCTCAAATATGTCCTCTGCTGATTCTCTATCCTCCTTCTTCTTAAAGCAAGAAGCGTATATCAAACTGTCTGCATCAAATATTACTTTCATAATTAACCTTCTTTACATAAGTTTATAATCCTCACTTTAGATGTCTTAGCTTCGCATCTTCTATTCTCTTCTGTAAATCCTGTTATTGGATTTATTTTGTAGTTCCAGAATTCTTTTAATTTGTAGTTTTTATTTCGCCTCATAATATGTTTGTTTTAATATAAAGCAAATCTACAAAACTATTTATAAACCTGCAAGTACTTTTTAAGTTTATTCACTACTCCTGATATACAAGGAGAGCAACTCGTATTGGTTTTCTGATTGGTATTGAATACGTTATTGTGTATTGTGATCAATCTTACCTTCTGATCATTAGTTACTTTACTTGTTTTTCTATCTACAAAATCACTTAGGTAAGCATAATCATCTTCTGATATACAGTTTATCTTTTTGTAGCTAAACAACTTATTTAACTGAACTTGTCTCTCATCACAA